CATCTGCTACAAACAAGTACCTGCAAAAGATGTACGACAAGGACAAGAAAGACGGCACAGGCACATTCAGCGTGAACATTGCCGACCTGCTCGGAAATGAGAAGTTCACAGGCTCAGTTGCATGGGTTACAAAGCCTGCATCATGGGCGAGAGGTAAGGCACAGGGCAACCGTGAATGGGAAATCGCCGTAGGCGAAGGACAGTTTAAGTAAGGAGGAAATGAAACATGGCATTGAAACAGATGGAAGCAAAAAAGGTAACTGTTGGCGAGAACAGTTTTCACATCAAGCCGTTCCCGGCATTTAAGGCGGCAAATCTTACAGGGGAGTTAGCATCCGTGCTGTCTCCCCTTATTGGTGCGATTGCACCGCTTGTTGGGGATGGAGACTTGATGGATGTAGATGTAAATAAGGCTGCTGAGGCGCTGTCAACATCAACCGTAATCAACGGAGACAGATTGGAGGCTCTGATGAAGAAACTCCTGCTCGGCGGCAATATTGTTATTGAATATGAGGACGAGGAGGGCGAGAGACAGCAGGATGTACTCGATAAGGACCTCGCTGATGAAGTGTTCTGCGGCAATGTGCAGGATATGTTCGTTCTCTGCGTTCATGTAATAAAGTTGAACTTCAACGGTTTTTTCGAGAAGTTAGCCACCCTATCTGGGAAAGCCGAACAGGTGGCTACCAAGACTCCGAGGAAGATATTGTAAAGTTCGGCAAGTTTGATTATTCACAATTCAGTGAGTTGGAACTCCGGTGTTACATCCTCATCAAGGCGGGAATGGTATCTATGACCGAATTGCAAGAGGTTTACACTCTCGATGAAATGCTGAAATTATACGCACTGTATTCTATGCAGTTAGATATTGAGAAAGGGAGAGCAGACGAACTGGAAAGGAGGTCTTGATAAGTGACGATTAGAGATATATCTGTCGCTTTCGGCTTCGATGTGGACCGTGCATCCCAACAGCAGGCGGAGAACAGCATAAAAGGCATCAAGAACATGGCGACCAAACTCTTAGGAAAGATTGCGGTCGCCTTTTCTGTTGCAAAACTGACATCGTTTGCCAAAGATTGTGTGGAAGCAGCATCAAATGTCGAAGAGATGGAGAATAAGTTCAATGTCGTATTTGGAGACATGGCTGATGAAGTTGACAAATGGGCGGAGCAATTCGCAGACTCGGTCGGTCGAAACAAGAACACGATTAAGACCTACTTGGCAGACCAACAGAATTTGTTGGTAGGATTTGGTATGACAAGAGAGGAGGGTTCCAAACTCTCTGAGCAGATGACATCCCTCGCTCTCGATATTGCATCATTCTCGAACCAAGACGAAGATGTGGCAGTTAATGCCATGACTAAGGCTGTTATGGGAGAGAGTGAAGCGGCAAAGACTCTCGGTGCAGTTCTGAATGATACAACACGAGCCGAAACGATGGCGGCACTCGGATTGTCGGGTACATATGACAGCCTGTCTCAGTTGGAGAAGATGCAGGTAAACTACAATGCAATCCTGCGGCAGTCTCCCGATGCAGTCGGAGATTGTGTCAGAAGTATGGGTTCGTATGAGTCATCTACAAGGCAGTTAAAGGCTGCACAGGAAGAATTTAAGGAGTTTATCGGCGGTCAGTTGCTTCCGGTAATGTCTGTATTCGTTCAATGGGTAACGAAAGGCGTGA